ATTTGCCGTCACGGTCGCAGACCTTTATCTGCAGGTCGTCAGCCTCGTCCTCTTCGTTGTCCGTGTATGTGAGAGCAAGCCAGTCCTTATTCACATACACGGATATGTCCACGCCGTTAAGAACTACCTGCGTTTCAGCGCGGCGCGCAAGGTGCTTGTCACTCATCCGCTCGCCTTCTTCCACGGCGGCAGATCGTCCGCCGTTATTCTGTCCTCAACATCCGGGACATTGAGGACAACGCCCTCCGAAAAGATGTAGATGTATCGGTATTCAGGGTTGGCATTAATAAGTACGTCCGTGAATTTCACATCTCCGTACACCTGGTGGGATATGCTGTCCCACATATCCCCCTGCTGCGTTGTATATGTGCTCAAGCGTACACACTCCTTTGCCTGTCTATTCCCGCTTCCTCAAGCGCGTCCCGAACCATATCAACAAGCCGCTCGGACATCTCCTGCAGCTTTTCCTCGGTCATATCGCTAACTTCTCCGTTCACGACAAACTGGGGCGCTATGGTGATCTGTGCGCCCGAACCGCCGGAAAGCAGCGCCCTGGTGTTATCCGCGTCAACGACTCTTTCACCGCCGCGCATAGCCACAAGTTCCGGTCCTTCCTCGCCGACAAGGGCAATACCCTTTTCAGCATAATCGGTACCGCTTGCATAGGCATTCTGCGCCGCAATCTTGGTGTAGCCTATATCCGCGCTGTAGTCATAGCCCTCCGCAAACGACAGGGACGATACAGCGGCCGCCGCAACAATGTCCGCCGCCGTCGTGACTGAACCTTTACCGGCAAGGATCGCGTCAGCATAAGCCTGTATCGTAGCTTTTGCCGCTTCTTCTGCCTGGTCGCTCAGTTTCATATCCTCAACGGCTTTTTCCATGTCGTCAACGATACCGTCCATTGTATCGTCAATATCGACCTTGTAGTCGGCAAGCGATTTCGAAACCTCTTCCTGCGCCTTTTTCTGCTCCTCAAAGTTCGTGACCATGGTTTTCAGTTCATCATCGGTCGCGTCAGCCATGCCGGCGATGACGTTCACCGAATCAGAAGAACCGTCCGCGAACGAGGCAATCACATCTCCCAAGCCCTCAATGTCGCCAGTCCTCTTGGATAGCGATTCAAGGTTATAGTTGTAATTGTCCCAGTATTCTGTCTGCGAAGAAAGCGCGTCATTGATAGTCTGAATGCTTGTCGGCAGAGTTTCCTCAGCATTTGTCCAAAGGTTGTATTGACCATTTACACTGTCGTAAGCCGCCTGATATGCGTCGTTGTAAGCCTGCAAAAGCTCGGTTGTCTGGTCGGTGACGTCGTTTACCGCTATGGATACCGCGTCATATGCGGAAACCATTTTTTCTGACTCACCTGAAACAATATCGCCATACTCTGCCATTACAGCTTCGCAGTCAGCTATTTGTTCTCTTATCGCAGCCAGATCATCACGGGCTGTTAACATTTTTTCGTTTGCTTCATCAAGCTCTTTTTGAGTCTGTTGAACACGACCTGTAATCATACCGCCTGCAACGGAAAAAATATTATCTCCTGCCGCATCAACAAATCGTTCACCAGCTCTAAGCTGAGCAGCTTCTGCTTTGGCTGCCACATCAGCGAGCTGCTCTTCTTGCATTAACAAGTCCGCTAAATTTGACTTTGCAGCATCATATTTAGCCTGCATACTTGAAGATTCTGCAGCTCTGTCTATTGCACCAGATAGCCCGTCAAGTTTTCCAGCAACATTATCAACGGTAATACCAAGTGAAGGATAGAGAGTATTTAGCTTTTCAATGATAGGACTCATAAGAGCTTCCTTACGAGCCGCTGTTTCTGAGGAAGAAGCAATTTCTTTTAACTTAGATGCTAAGACTTGTGCACCTTCCTGCTGTTTTTCAGCTTCATCAGTTATACTTGAATATGAATCCAGCAATTCTGACGTCGAAGTATGAAGCGTATCGATTTCGCTATATAATTCTGAAACGGAAAAAGATTGCTGCTCAATAGCGGAAGCTGCCTCGTCAAGGTCATATTTCAGAGCACGTGCCTGGTCTGAGGTTTCGCCGTATGTATCACAGGCGGTCTGATATTCGCCGGTAAGACGCTCTAAATCATCATACTGTTGACTTGAAGCTGTTGATAATTCGAGCGTTTCAAATTCAGCTAATTTAAAAGCCTCTCGTAGAGCTACTACAGTTGCGGTCAAAGCAACAACCGCCGCAGTAATAACAAATACCGGGCTCGCCAGCATTGCAAGATTAAGCGCTCCATGTGCTGCTGCCGCACCTTGTGTTGCACCGGCATTTGCAACTTCAGCTCCTGTTTCCGCTGATGTTGCAGCTGCACTTTTTACCTTGAGCGCAATGCCTAATGCATCAATGGTATTTTTAACTTTTTTTATACCGACAAACGCAGTATAACCAGCTATAACCACACCGATTTCTGCGCCAACTGCCATAATTGCTTTAACAACAGCCGGATTCTCCTCGCAGAATTCATTGATACCTGTTAAAATCTGTGTTCCTGCTTGAGTAAGTTCACGCAATTCATCGTTATATAATTCCCCAATAGTCATTTTAAGACCGTCAGTGGCAGAATCAAGCAGTGTAACATCACCCTGCAAATTGTCAAGTTTGGTGTCAGCCATCTTCTGCGCCGCTCCGGTGCAGTTGTTTATCTTCTCGGTAAGGGACTGGAAGTCCTCGTCCGAGGCGTTGATCATTGCAAGCAGACCGTTGTATCCACGCTGTCCGGCAATCGCCATAGCGTTCTGGACACGCTCTGCCTCGGTCATCTGCTCAAAGTAGCCGCGCAGTTCGTTTATGGAGTCAGAGAACCCGTCAATAGTGCCGTCAGCATTTACCGCCGAGTATTCGATTTCTCCGAATGCATCAGCTGTGAGGGTCGCACCGTTGAGCAAGCCGTTAAATGTGTTCTTCAGCGCGGTACCTGCAACAGAACCCTTAACGCCCGCATTAGCCATAAGGCCAACACCGACCGCAACATCTTCAATGCTGTATCCGAGCGCCCCAGCTATCGCACCCGCGCCCGAAAAGGTTTCGCCCATGGTGGCGACGTTGGTGTTGGAGTTCGTAGCGGCCGCTGCAAGCACATCGGCAAAGTGCGCGGTGTCCTTTGCAGTAAGCCCGAACGCGGTCAGGTTATCGGTGACGATATCCGAAACAAGCGCAAGGTCTTCACCGGAAGCGGCGGCAAGGTTTATCATGCCGTTCATGCCGTAAAGCATATCGTTCGCATCCCAGCCCGCCATTCCCATATAGGTCATAGCCTCTGCCGACTGGTTTGCAGTAAACGAGGTCTGCGCACCGAGCTCCTTTGCTTTGGCGGTCAGTTCCTGCATCTGGACTGCGTTCGCACCGGATAGAGCCTCGACAGTACTCATTGTGCTGTCAAACTCCATCGACACATCAATGCATTCTTTGTAAGCATCCGCAATTTTTTTTAACCCTGCTGTTATGCCTGCTGCAACTAACGCAGAACCAACCATTTCAAACGCTGTTTCACCGTTAGCGCCAAACTTTTTAGCTTCCTCCGCTGCCTTTTTCTCCTGCTCCGACAGCTCCTGAACTTGCTTTTCCAGACGTGCACTTTCACTGGTAAGCTGGTTGATATCAATGCCTGCCTCAGAGAGCTTCTGACCCATCTGCTGTAAGCGCTGATTTTTGTCCGCAATAGCCTGTTCGGTGTTCGCAATGCGGTTTTTTAATTCGACTTCGCGCGCAGCAAGCTGTGTTTCCTGCACCGTAGTATCTTCGGTGCTGTTTTTCAGCTTTTCAAGTCCATTTTGAGTAATTTCAAGCTGTTTCCGGTATGTAGTTAACTGCGTGGTTGTGCGGTCGATTCCGGCTTGTTGCCTTTGATACGCGCTTATATCGCCTTGTTTTTTGTTAAGCTCTTGAATTTTATCACGAGTAGCGGCAAGAATTTTCTGTGCGGAATTGAATGTTCCTTTAAAATTTTCGCCTACCGTCGCGCTGAGCTTATAAATCATTTCATATTGTTTACCAAGCATTCGACACTCGCCATTCCTTACTTCTTTTCCGACTCTTTCAGGATTTTATTGTGCGTAATAATCCACCGCTGTATTTCTTTAAGTGGCTGCCCCAGCCAAAATGGGATAGGTGCATATCCGTTTTGCGCCAAAATAAGGATATTGCGCCTTAGCGTCTCGACTGTGCAACACCGGCCAAGAAAAAACGCGCTCTGTTTTTTATCCTCTCAAAGTCGACGATGGATATCTTGTTGAAAAAATCCCTGCCGACAGGCTTTGTACAAGCCTTGACCGCCATAAGGATAAGATAATTTGCGTCGTTGATAGCGCCGTAGTACATGGTCTTCCCGCGGGACACAAGTTCTTCCTCAATGTTCAAAGCGTCCGCACCGGTGAGCTTGTCGAAGTCAAATGCAAGCTCGGTCACCTCCTCGCCGTTATACATAACGGGCTTGGTCAGATGCAGTATGTTTTCAACGCTGGTGTTAGTCATATCTTCAAGCTCGTTCTCAACAAGCTCATCCATGTTCTCAGTCTTTTCAAGGTCAACGTTTGTCTTTGCCATAATTCAAAATTCCTCCTCGAATAAAACGCCGCTCCCTGCGAAATGCAGGGAACAGCGATAGTAATTATCAGGACATACCCAGACACTTGCGGATCTCCGCCGCTCTGTCCTTGCCTGTGTGGTCGATATAGCGGAAATTCAGCGGGTCAAACTCGCAGAGTTTCTTGCCGTTCGCGTCTATTTCCGCATAGTAGTGTACCGCATATTCGCCGTTCACTGCGATAGGCGATGCGTTCTTGACCGTACCACCGGTCAGCTTTTTCGGAACAACGCGCATGATTATCTTCTTCTGCTTGGTTTCCAGTTCGCCGCCGCTGTAATTGTAGTGCTGGTCGGCACGCCACAGGGAAAGCGTATGGACACGTTCCTCGGCAAGAGCATACGCCGCCTCGTTTGCGTGATTGAACTTAAACGTTGTGGTCATAGCCTTGAGCTGAGCCATAACAGGTATCTCAATCTCACCGAGCACCCCCGCGCCGCTCACATTGAATACCATATTTTCAAAATCCGGAAGGTCTACCTCCGCAACTCCGTAAAACATCTTTTCGTCCTCATAGATGGCATAGGAGATTACTCCCTCGTCAACTCCATTAGGCATTTCGCAGTCCTCCTTTCTTAAGAACCGAGCGCGGCTTCAAGCATATCCACGCTGTACTGAACGTGCATATCTATCTGCTGTGCCGGTATCGGTGATGCCGCCTGACAGTCAAGCCGGAACATACCGTTCATAAGGTTGGTGACAGGATTCAGTTCCGAAGAATATGCGATCTCGCCGCCGTAGAGCTTACCCTCCGCCGTCAGACCGTTCAGCCATGCGTTGAACGCATTGATGATAGCGTCACGCAGCGCGGGGGTCAGAGGCTTGTCGATGTACTGCCAGAATGTATTGATGAACGTGTTGCATATCCAGTCCTGCACTCTGTTGGTGCATATGAACATCTTGGCAACATCGCTCGTCTTGGGATAGCAGCCCAGATAGTTGCCCCACAGGGTCCAGCCGCCATTGTTAAGTACGGTAACCACTCCGGCAGATACGCTGATAACGTCAGCCTGCGGAAGTGAAAGCGTTACCTCAGTGCCATCCGCGCAAACCGCGCCGGTGATGGATACGGACTTGTTGGACGGAGACTCATACGGGCAATCGGCATTGTCGGAATCCACCTTTGCGATAAGTCCGCACACGATAACGGAAATATTGAAAAGGTAATCGCCGCTCTTGACCATCGGCCAGCATACGATCATGTCCTCGGATACATAACCGTTGTCGGTCTTGTACTTAAGCACCTTGGAATAGTCATTGACTGTCTT